AGGAATCGTCACCCCGCCGAACTTGACCCCATTCGCGCGCACCGTCACAGTACACGCGCCGCCGCCCGTATTCTTTACATTCAACAGCGGCTTGCGCCCGAACGCGACCTGATTCCCATTCGGTTGGTCAACATTCGTGTACGTCAAATTCACGCCCGCCAGCGTCGGGTCAATGGCTGTTAGCGTTGTCCGTGCCATGTGTCACCTCCTAATCCTTTCCACGCTTGCGGTGCGTGATTTTCTCTGTCTTGCCGTCCGCATCCTGCATCTTCGGCGAAACAAACTCACCCTCCGCATTCCGATATGCTTCGACCGTCACCATGTCATCAGTCACCGCAACTGCGTCCACCGCGCGCGGTTTCACATATCCCTCGCGCAGCATTTCATCCAGCCGTTCCTTGCTCAAGTGGTCAAGCGGAATAATCTCGCCGGGTTGAAAATACGTCCGCAAGCGCGAATGGAAAATCAGCACTTGCGCCACATACTCAATCGGCGCGCCGTCAGGAATGGGCGCATCACCGCTCGTCATGCTGAGCGCATCTGGCAATTCAAATTGCACGCGACCAAACTGCCGCGCAATCCAAATCTCCCCTTCATTGCCAAACGAAAAGCGCGCCCCCGGCGTTTTCGGTTCCGCGCGCACATCCACCCAGCCGTTCACGTCATCCGCCGCATACATCGTCTCCGTCACATCTGCGCCATCGAGCAGCACGCGCCCATTCTTTCGTTCCAACTCCGCCCCAAACATCTGCATCTTTGCACCTCCTCAATACGGGATTGCGGTTTTTGGCGCATAGTCCAGCGCAGCAAAAACCTGCAATCCAAGTGACCTAATGCCCTATTGCCCGAATGTCCTGCCTCGCGCATCACTCCCTGCGCCTGCTACAAAAATCACTGGCGAATTCTTTTGAAAATCCGTCACTTGATGCTCGTACACAAACTTGTTATACGACAGACCACCGCGCAGCATCGCCGCAATCGCTTCACGCACATTCTGACGCCCCACCCCATCATTCACCGTCGCCAGCAGCGGAAACATCTCATGCAGATATGCCATCGCCCCAATCTTGAGCGGACCCTCTTCCACCGTGCGGTCCGTGAACACCAACGACACCCAATTCGGATTCGTATGTCCATTCTGCGCGCGCACCAGTCCAATCACCTCCGCGTGAATCAAATCCATCTGATTCTCCGCGTCCTTTTCCGTCCATCCCACATCAACCTGCGCCACATAGACATGAATCTCAAAAAAGTGCTGTGTGTTGACTCTCACGGCGTCAGACCCTCCTCGAACACCTGCACCGCGCGCCGCATGATTGCATCCCCCTGCTCATTCACCGTGCGCGCCCATGCCGCGTGCGACCCACCGCGCAACTCCTCAAAATGCTGATACTCCGCAGGACGCTGCCCACTGCGCGGATTCACCGCATCGGGACTCGTGAACAGCACCGCGCGCAGTCCACCAAACTGAATCGTCCCCGCCGCGCGATACGCGCCCGTGTCCACGTGCGTAATCGCGGTTTTGTGCCGATGAAACGCCGTAATCGCATATTGCACCGCGCGCCCCAGCGAACCACCCGGGCGCACCGCCGCCACTGCGCGCAGCATCGCCGCCTGCGCTCGCTGCAATTCCGCAATGTCAGACCGAATCGAAATCATTTTGTCCTAATGCCCTGATGCCCCAGTGACCTATTGCTTGTTTCGTAACCGAAACGAGTCACCTGAGTATCTCCTCGACTACCAGCGCCGTGAACCCATCACTCGCCGCCACCACACATTGCCGCAGCGTATGCGGCGTATTCAACTGCTCGCGCAGTTTCAACTCCTCCGCCGCCGAAAGCGGGTCCAGCGGCGTAATCTTCAGCCCCGCGATATGCTGCGTCGGCTCATTACGTTCACCGCCGCTCATCACCGCCCGTTTGATTTGTGCATTCACATTCGCACGACGCTTCAATGTCGGCGACAACGGAGATTGCGTCCACGCACCCACCGCGCGAATCGGATAATCCACGCCGCCCACCGTCAGCACATCATTGTCCGCTTGAATGTCGTACATTTGTTTCGCTCCGCGAAATGACCAATGCCCCAGTGCCCGAATGCTTGTTTCGTAACCGAAACGAAATCACCAACCGTATCTCACATGCTGCCGCGCCCGATAGTATTCACTCAGCGACGCGCCAACTTGCAAGTCACCCGCTTGCGCTTGCGCGTAACCATCATCACGCAGCAGCAGTGCCGAACCTGTGAGCGCCGCGCCGCCGTACTGCGCGCGCAAATCCATTGCCCGCTTGCGATACATCTCCGAAACATGAGAGGATTCCTCGCGCCGCGGACCCACGCCGCTCGACGCAATAGCAGACCAAGCATTCGCCAAAATCTCGCAGCACGCCGCCACCGCGCGCATCACATCATTGTCCTCTTGCGTCAAGACCTGCGTCAACTCCTCATCGCTAAAGTTCGACGCATCGGGCAGCGGACCCGCGCCATTCGTCTTGTCGCCGAGATTCAAGCGCACCTTGCCGATGCTCGTGGACAAATCATAAGTGAATGCCATACGCTATTTCCTCGCGCGTTTGTGCCTGACCACTGTTTCGGGCGCGCCCTCGTCATCATGGTCGTGCTGCTCGACAGGGTCTTCAGTTCCCTGAGTTCCCACTTCGCCCACATGCTTTTCACGTTCGTAATCGAACGCACAAACGCCGACGCCACTTCGCGCCACATCCACATTCGGCGCATACCAACCCGTTTCCACATCCACCAACGCGCCGCAGCGTGAACATGTATTCGGCAAACCAACGCTCGTCAGATTCCAATCCATCGCGTCCATTCATCATCCTTTGGAATGAGTGACGACAGGTGATTTCCGTCGTCACTCATCCCTCATCCCTCAGCACTAACTAATCGTCGGGTCAACGTAATTGCCGGACGCAGCAAAATACGTCGCAACGCCGCCGACGCGATTTCCCACGCCGATGCCGAACGTGAAATACGCGATTGCGTCTTGCAGCGGGAACTCCTCGACCCGTCCGACCAACGCGAGACCGAGCGGAAAACCCTCTTCATAACGCGCAATCAACGGATTCTGTGTATTGCCCGGTCCCAGAACCTTGAAAGCGCCCGCGTATGCGGTCGGCAAACGCGGCGAAGTCTTGACGCGGAAAAATCCCAAATCTGTCTCGATGAGACCGATGTAGGTTTCTTCATCCACCGTCGCGCGCACCTCGACCGCTTGCGTGATGATTTGCACCCGCTGCGGTTTCTTGAATTCCGTTTGCGCCGTCCAGAGCGCTTGGTCGGTTTCGGGAATCACCAAGTCCCACGGCGAACGCAAACCATGCTCGAATAGATGCGACGCCATCGCCTTGATTGCCGAACTTCGTCCCGTCGCATCCGCCGCATAGCGCAGGAAATGATTGTGCGTGCTTTGGAACGTGCGTCCCTCATACATCGGCGGCGCATAGTCCGCGTCCGCCGTCCCGCCGTCCGCAAACGGCACGCTCTTGCCAGTACTACCGACCGTCTCGACGCTCGTCTTGAACAAGCGTTCCAGCAAACGCTTTTCCCACGTATTCTGCGAACGCTCGATGAGACGACGAATGTCACGCTGATAGCGCTGTTGAATCATGCGCCGCAGCGCGAGATACGTCCATCCCAGCGCCCCACCATAATCTTTGAGCGGCAGCATGTGTCCCGTGCCATCTCCGCGCAGCGGGTCAGGGCGACCATATTCCGACACCAACTGCAATTCACTTCCACCCTCGCCGCCGCTGTCGTACTCCAACGCCGGTTGCGTTGTTGGCTGTTGAAAATAATTCGCCCAGTATCCCTGTTGCAGCGAACGATTAAACACCACCAACGCCGCGCCAATTTCTTGCACCACCTGGTCGAACGTCGTGCCATCCTTCAGACGCCATTGCTGCAAATAGCCCGCGTCCCAGTTGCTGGGCAGACGAACGACATTTTTCAAATCCGAGTAGCCGATAGCCATATTGAAACCTCCGTCATCCTTTTTTCACGAGTCCATTACGCCGCGGGCGTATGCAGCAGCAAAATCGTATCCGTCGCAATCGTCAAACCGATTTGCTTTGACACCGTTCCCGCCGCATCCGCGCACTTGCCCGCCGTGTTGGAAACATACACCTTCACGCCCGGCGTCAAACTCGAAAAGCCGTTCACCGCGCCAACGAGCACGACACTCACCACATCACCGCTTGCCGCTGCCGTCGCGCCCAGCGAACCAACCGCAACCGCGATGCCAATCGCCACTGCCGTGCCAGCCGCAGACGCGTTCGCTTGCTGCACCTTGCCATTCGAGTCCACGTACACCAAATCGCCGACATTCACCGTGCCGCCCGCAATAAAATCGCGCACCAGCGCATTTGGCAGCGGACGCACACTCTTTGCCGTAATCGTCAAATCAGCCATTGTCAGAACCTCCTCGCGCCTTTCAGCGCATCAATTCCTAATTCCAAAGCGACTCGCAATCTCTTTCTCTTGCTCATCGCTCAGTGCCAACCCGCCCTTGCCGCGATTCGTCGCATTGATGTCGCCGCCTTTGCCATCCGAACCGCCTTGCGTCAAGCGCGGCTTGCGCTTTAGCAGTTGCTTGACCGCATCCTCCGCGCCAACAACCTTCCCGTCGTCCACTTCCACGCCCGTCAAATCAATCAGCGCCAGCACATCTTCGAGATTATCTTCTGGCACCCCTTGCTTACGTGCATGGCTCTCGACGCTCGCGCGAATTTGCTGCCTCGTCATCTGCTCCAAAAGTTGGTTATGTTTTTTCTCCAACTCTGCCGCTTGCGCCTTGTATCGTTCCACTTCGCTCAATTCCGCTTGCCGCTTTTTCTCATCTTCGGCTTTGCGCGTCTCGTCTTGCTTTTCAAGTTCCTTTGCGCGCAGCCGATGTTTTTTCGACTCCGTGTTCAGTTCTTTGATGCGTTCATTCAAAGACGCAATCGCCTTGAGCGCATCGTCAAACGATTTCGGCGCGTCCTGTTGCTCGCTCGCCCCACCCTCCGTCTCGGTGATGGTCTTATCGTCCTTCTCGGACTCGTTTTCTTCGCCCTTCGCGGGCTTTTTATCGTCTGCCATCTCGGCTACTCCTCATGAAAAATTGAAAATAAAATTTCACCGCGCAATGAAACAAATCACCCAATGCCCTAATGCCCCAGTGCCCAAGTGACCGAGCGCCCCATCATCTCCGACTCGTCGCGTTCGCAGGATGAATCACCACCCGCGTTTTCGTCCGCGCCCGCGCATCAAGTTCCGCCGCTGCCGCATCGCGCATCTCCGTCGTCAATTCATCCTCTGCTTCCTTATCGCGCACCAACACCACAGACGTTCTGCAATACGGATGAAACGGCGGATTCCGCATCCTATCCGCATAACGCGGCGTCCCCGTCAATTTGAAATCTTCATTCAACCCAACGACCTGACCATGCACGCGCAGGCAGCAGTCCGTCGTCCGCTCGTCAATCGCCGCGACCGCCTGGCGTTTGAAAACAAGCCCACTCTGCTTCGCGGTCCGCTCTACCGCGCTCCCATACGCCGCCAGCGCAATAAACGCCAGCCAACGCACCGCTTCCTGAATTGCGCTGCTCGGTCTCAACAGCCCCGCGTGTGATTCATCGCCAAGAATCAGCGAATCATCTACCGTGCCGCTCCGCACCAATGCCCACACCGCATTGACTTGCCCATCCAGCACATTCCCAATCGCGCGCAGCGCATCGTCTACAGTACTCAAGTCAAACAAGTCGTCCGCGCGCTCGATGCCGTATGCCTGCAACTCTGCCATCGCCTGCATCGCGCCAATCTGCGCCGCCTCTTGCAGCGCCGCATCCACTCCATTCAAGACCGTCCATCGCAAATGACCGAGCGTCAGTTGCACGCCAGCGGGATTCTGCAACTCACCGCGCAGCGCCTTGCGCGCCTCCCGATACGCCGACAACACGAACCCGCGCGGATGCTCCTCATTCCCCAACTTGTCGAACAAAACTTTCAACTCCGCGTTCGTTCGCAGTCCCGCCTTCACCGCTCGCGCATGTTCCGTCGCCATCGCTCAACACCCCAACGTCCTAATGCCCCAGTGCCCCAATGCCCTAACTCTCCGCGTTCAACCCCAACTTCATCATTCCCAACTTCGCCTGATACTCATCCGAATCTTTCATCTGTTGAATCGTCTCTTCGTCGTAATCCGCCTCGCGCCACGCTTGTTCCTGCGTAATGCCCAACTTCTCTCGCTTCAACGCCACCGTCTCAATATGCTCTTTCTCATTGCGCGGCTGCGCGTCCGCCCACAACGTCGTGAACGCGAACGATTCATCAAAATCGGTATTGCCGAATGTATTCGAGATGCGCCGCGCCATCGCCATGCACCGCGCCCACGCATTCCCGAACGACACCTGCCGCTTCCGCGTCTTTGCCAACAGCGGCGCTTCCTGCTGCTTCAATGTCCCTTCCGCCGCAATCTGCCCTGAAAACTGATAACGGCTCGACGGCGTATCCGTCACCACCGCCAGCCACATCACCAATTGATGCAGCACTTCGAGCATCTTGGACAAATCCGCTGGCTCAATCGCACCAATCTCCGCCTCACTGCGCGATTTCGCCGTCCACACAAACCCGCCCGGCTCGACCGCAAGCAAATTCGACCCATCATCTTTCGGCGCGTTCCCATCGCTTGTCGGAATAAAACCCAACGCATACAAAATCCGAAACGCCGACGTATCCGCACCTGCCAGCAAATCAATCAACGATTTATTGATTGCATCTTGCAAGGGAATCGCGTCCCATTGCTCCGCGCGCAGTTTCCGGTTCCGAAAATGAATTACAGGAATCCCCAGCGGCTTGCCCGCTTTGTCTTTCCACGCAATCGGCCACGCCGAATCACCTGCGTCCAACGTCTGCACCCATCGCGCGCCGTCCATCGCATACTTCTCGACGCGGTCGGGGTAGTAAAGCGTCATTCGCTGCCGTGCGTTCCGTCCGTCAGAGTCCTCCGTCCACCGTTTCACAGCGTACAGCGGCGCTTGGTTGTAATCGTCGTCGGGATACACCATCTTCACGCCAAAACCATCCCCGCCCACCATCACGTCCACAAAACGTGGATGCGGCGTAAAGCGCGGACGCCCGCTGGAGTTGGGTACCACTCCCGTCGAAGGGTCTGCATCCCAATCCACAATCACAAAATGCTCACTCTCCGCCAGCGCGTCCTCATGCACATCGTCCGCCTTTTCATCCATGTCCGATTGCTGCCAGATGCCTTGCGCCCACTGCGCCTGCGTCGCGGATTCGTATTCCTTCTCATCCGCGCACGAAAAGCCATTCACAATCAAACGCTCGGCGACCGCCATCACCACCCCGCGGCACACATTCATCCGAAACACCATGCTGTCGTCCACCGCGAGAAACTGGCGCAGACGTTCCGTCAAAAACGTCAAATGCTCCCCGTCGTGATACTGCCGCGCCTTCAAAATCGCCCGCTGGCGCGCCATCTCCTCATCGGCAAGAAACTGCAAATACGCCAACTCCGCCGCCGCCTTCACATCCGACGACGGCATCAGCAAATTCGGAATCGCCACATTCGGTAACGCCATAGGTGTCTAATGCCCCAGTGCCCTAATGCTTGTTTCGTAACCGAAACGAAGTGTCCCTGTCCTCATTTCCGCCAACTCACCACACCAGCGCGCTGCGTCTGCTGCGCGCTGCGCGCCGCCCACACCGCCAACGCCAACGCCCAGAACTTGTCCGCATGGTGCTTCTCATTCCGCTTGGTATCAAACACCGCGTTTTTCGCCGCCGTGATAATTTTCTTGATACTGTGAATCTGGTACGACAATTCCCGCTCCAACGGAATCGGCACATCCCCGCGCTGCATCCGCACCTTCAATTCCACTGCCCACAAGCTCTTCGTCTCATTCGTAAAATCCACACCCACCGCGCGGTCGCCATACTGCCCGTGCAATTGCTCCGCCAACTGCATCCCCAACCCGTTTCTGTCAATCAGCATCTGCACAATCGGCAGCCGTTCCAGCATCTTGCGCGCCACTGCGCGTTGGTCGTCAAATTCCGTATTCGCCAAACTCACGCCCAAGCGATACGGCAGTTGCGCCGTGGACGACTTGCCCACCAAAACAATTTCAGACAAATTGCGCTGCCGCCCCACGTCCATTCCGCCAAACAAAACGGGTTCAATCTGCGCGCGCTGCACCGCGTCCGCCACCTCGTCAATCACCGCCAGCGCGCCCTCGACGCTGCGCGCCTGCCGAAACCACAATTGTTCGTTCTGCGCGCTCACCTGATTCCGCTTAATCTCATCCCACGCAATCCACGCCTCTTGCTCATCCTGATACGCGCACTCATATTCCTGTTGAAAATCTTCGAGAATCATGTTCTCGAAAATATCAATCAGCCGCGGCGAACCGAATTTTCTGACTCGCTCCTCTGTGAGCATCAAAGGCGCGAGGTCTAACGCCTGCTCCACATCGTTGCACAGACCCGCCACCTGCCACCACGGAATCACGCGCCGCTGATAGCCGGGATACGCGCGCAACTTTTGCTCGCCGATTTCCCAAAACACGCCGCTCCCGCCCAACGGCGACGAACCGATATGCACCGCCCCGCCGCGCGTCATTACAGGCAACGCCGACGTATAAATTTCGCGGTCCTTCGGATAATGCGCGAACTCATCCAAATAGACTGTGGCTCTGGCTTTGCCGCGCACCGGCCGGCACGGATGCGAAATCAAACGACTGCCATTTGCAAATTCAAGTTCATACCGATTCTCGGTCAGTAATCGCGGACGCACCTCCGCATCCAGCGCCTCGATAATCTGCTTCGCATACCGAATCTTTTCCTGCGCCTCATCCAGATTTATCGAAACAAAAATAGACAGCGAACGCGGCACCAAAATCCCGCGCGCGACCGAGTCCGCCGCCGCCGTCCACGACCATGCAATCTGACGCGACTTGGTATCATGCGTTAAGGGGTGTAGATTATTAAGGAACTGCAGTTGATGAAAATCCCAATGCGCGGACGGGTCCCCCGCCGCTTCGGGCAAGTCCAAATGTTCAACGAGCAAAACAAATCGCGGCGACAAATCGTCGGGCGAAATCGTCAGCGCCGAATCGAAATCCATCATTCATCGCGCTTCGCCTTCATCGCCAACTTCAACACAGGCGCAACCTCCGCCCACCTCTTTTTCTTCACCGCTTCCATGTCCACTACCACGACCTCACCCGAAACATCGTGACTCACTTGCGCGCTCTCCGTCCATCCCGGCTCATTCGGTTTATCGCGCCCCGGACCGTAACGCAGCCATGCCAGCGGATTGTCCTGCCGCACCGTAATTTCTGCCTTCGAGCGCGCCGCCGCGCGGGCTTGTCGAACCTGCGCGGCAAACGCGGCATACTCATTTGTTGGTGGACGCTCTGGGTCCCGCCCTTCACCGCGCGCCATCCACTCTCGAAATGTCGTCGGCGCGATGCCTGCCGCCTGCGCTGCCACCCAATCAAACGCGCCCTGCCGAATCATCGCGATGATTTTCCTTTGAATCTGCGGCGTCAATAACGTCGGACGCCCTTCCTTCGCTTTCCCCTTGCGCTGCCGTGTTTTGGTCAATGATTGTTACCTTTTGCCCTTCGGTCATCAGCCGCGTCAGCGTCGGCATAATCTCCGCCCATCGCGCGCGCCGCACTTGCTCGACATCCTCAATCTGAATCGCCTTGCCCTGCGCGCCTGTCACCTCATACCGCGAAGTTTCCCGATACTTTTCAGGGCGATGCGCCTTCAGCAAAAAGATGAGCAGCAAATCCGAACCGCCGCGCGCCCGCGTCCATGCTTCCGCTTCGAGAATGTCACACGCGTCCTGGATTGCCTCATCCCACTGCGCTGCGAACTCTGCATCCCTCTCGCGTTGGCGATACGCGGTGCGTCGGTCAATTCCGACCTTCTGACATGCCGCCCGCACATTCGCCGAATTACGCAGCGCCGCCAAAAAACCATCGCGCCAATCCGTCGTAATTCCCTTGCCCCTTTTTTTAGGTGGGGCATTTGTGCCATCTCGCAAAACACGCACTCGCCATTTCCCGCCGAGTGTGCCAGAAATGAAACTTTCAACGCGTAATCTCGGACGGAGTTCGTCCGCTCACTCGGCGCGGCTCCAAGCCCAACAGTGATAATCGCTCCAATGCCACTGCCACAAATTCAGGCGTAACCTCATTGGCATACACAATGCGTCCGCACATCTCGCCCGCGACCAATTGACTGCCGCTTCCGCTGAACGGCTCCGCGCAAATGTCGCCGGGCAGCGTGTGCCCGCGAATCGGGCGCGCAAAAATTTCAAGCGGCTTTTGCGTCGGATGCGCGTTGCCCACCATGCGCCGTTTCCCGTCGAAATCAATCACCCACACCGTCGTATGGCTTTGGTCTTTGAACCAACCTTTGGCGACAAACGGCTTGTGTCCCTTTTTCCATCCAAAGAAACACGGCTCGTGCTGCCAGCCATAAATCGAATAGGTCATCGTGGATGTGGGCTTGACCCAAATCATCTGCTGTACAATCAGCAGACCCAGCTTTGTCAATTCCCGCTCGAAAAGCGTTTGCGTTTGGTGCGCGTGCCACACGAACCATGCCGCGTTATCGCGCAGATGCGGCAGCCATTGCGAAAAACAACGCGACAAAAACGTTTCTCGCTCCTCGCCCTTCACCTCGCGGTACTTGTCGCTCCAATCCTTGCCGCCGCTGCTCCCATTCTTTTTCGGACGCCCCGCCCCGGTATAGTTAATCAAGTAGGGCGGGTCCGTAGACATCAACGCGGCTTTTTGCCCGTTCATCAATCGCGTCACATCGCTCGCATTCGTGCTGTCACCACACTGCAAGCGATGACACTTCTTTGGCGTCGTCTTGCTCGGAATCTCAAACAAATCGCCCTGCTGCACGCGCCACTTTTTTTGAAACTCTGCCGCGCGGTCAACAAGCTCGTCAGGGTCAACCGATTCCTCCAGCACAATCTCTTGCGCGTTCTGCAGCAATTCGCCGAGTTCGTCATCGTTCCACAACCCGTCCAGCAAATCGCGGTCACTCTTGGCAATATCGGCGAGAATTTCCGAATTCCATTCCGCCAATTCCCCTGCTCGATTGTCCAGAATCGCCGCGCGTTCCGCGCGCTTGCCACGCAAATCCTTGCGTTTGACCGCAATCAATTCGTCGGGCTGCGCCTCAATCACCCTTACCCGCAAACCCAACTGCTGCGCCTGCTCAAACACGCCATTCCCTGCCCGAATGACGTTGTCGCCATCCACCGCGATACTGCGAAACGCGCCAATCTCCTCAAGCGACTGCCGAATGACGGACTTGTTTCGCTCGCCGTGCAAACGCGCATTGCGTGGGTCAAGTTTCAAAGCCACGCGCCGCGGACGTGATGGAATAAACTTTCGCTTCATGCCAAGACGCTTGTTTTGCTCGGTTGCTTCGCAACCAACAAAACGACAAAACCGCGCACCGCGTCAGTTCTCTGCCGACGCGGACACGCGGTTTATTTCTTTTGTACCCGAAACGCGCTCGTCATGCTGAACAAACCCGAACCTGCCAGCAACAACGCAAGCACCTGCAAGAAATCCGTCACCGCCGCCGCATTCGCAGCCGACAACGCGGGCATCAAAAATTTCTCAATCGCATAGACGATGATACCGACGACGATGTATGCAAATGCCGCCTCGCGCCCTTTCAAGTCATACTTTGGCGTGCCATCTGCATTTGTGCCGCCGAGCGCCGCAAGCAGCGATTTCAAACCCTGCGCGATAAGCATGATGAGCGCCACCTGCAGCAAAGCAGGAAAAATCGAGTTCTCGATGGGCGCAGTCTGCGCGTTACCTGCTGCCAACACAGGCACCGCCGCACCGACCAATAATGCAACCATCACCACCGCCACCACTATCAAAGCGCGCACAAAACGAAACTGAAGTTTTGCTTTGCAAAACATGAATCCCTCCTTGCACGTCCGCACGCGGGTGCATCCTGCACAGTGCGCGTGTGGATGTGCAACTATGCCTAGTCAGGCAATCCTGACAATTCACCTGCGCCCTGCTGCAAACCCCGAATCTCATTCGGCAATGGCGGAATCTCAATCCCATGCGAGCGCAGCTCGCGGCGCAGCCACGTATTTTCCATCTCCAACACCAACACTTTGCGCTGCAACGAAAGGTTTTCCACCTGCAATTTCGCGTTCGCCGTCGAAAGGTCATCCACTCGACATGACAAACGCGCCACCTCCGCGCGCAGCAACTCCACTTCATCTTTATGCGCTGTGAGACGGGTCTCCGCATCCATTTTCCGTGCTGTCGCACACGATTGATTCAATGCCGACAGCGCAGGAAACATCGCAACCATCGCCGTAATCACCCCCCCCAGGGCAATCAAAAACGCCGCGTCAATGTCCAAGTTATTCTCCCGTTTGTTGCATCTGCCCACCAAACAAAAAACCGCACGGGAAATTTCCCGTGCGGCTCTCTCGTTTTCGAGTCAACCCGACACTTCAGCGGATGCGTCGGATGCAGTTCATCCGCCGAATCGCAGCCGCATCCGAAACAATCTACAAGCAACACCCACCGCATTTCGTCTACCGCGCTGCGGTTCAACGTACGGCGAGCGCTTTCAATTGGTCAATCTCGTTTTTCGTAAACCGGCGCGCATCCTGATATTCGATACGGGTCGGTTGATGGTCGTTGATGATGACACGCACCTCACCGTGAGCAATCACACTGCCCACTTCCGCCATCACCACCAAAAACATAAGGCGTGTTTGCCAATCCATTGGCGCAAGCACCGACTGCAATTGACTTGCGATTTTTCGCTCGTCGCCATGCGCCGACGGAAAAATCGGCAAGTCACGAATCGAATGCTCATCCATGTGCAGGGCTATCGCGCAAAGTGTGACAGCACAAACCAAAGCACCACACCCAGAATCACCACCGCAACAAACAAATACCGAATCGGAATCCGAATCTCAATTTCCCCATCGTCCTTCTTGCGGTGAATGCCCATTCGGATGACTCCATCCGCGCAGTAACACTTTGTTACACAAATGATAGCACAACCGCGCGCGCTGTCAAGACCCAAAAGGGTTAAAAATTTTCACCGTCCCATCACCTCAATGCTCCACGGTCCCTCTGCGCGCACTTCCAAAACCAATGTTGACGAATCCACTATCACTTCGCCATCGTAAGGGTCAACCGTATTCACCAACAGTTCTGAAATATCGCCATAGCTCTTGACCGCGAAAAAACGCTTGACGGCATTCCCTTGAATCTTTGCCGTGTCGGGCTTGC